TCATGTCGGCAGTATCATCAAGCATTTTCTTTAGCTCATTGATAACTTCCTCTGCTGTTTCAGTCGGAGGAGGAGGAGGCATAGGAGGAGCTTGCATCACTGTAGATGCTTTAGGCATTTTAGGTCTTGATAGGCACATTTTGTGTTACTCGTTATTTAATATGTTTTCGTTTTGTTCTGCTAATTTAGCTCGAAGATAGTTAATGATATTTCTTTGACCAAAGTAATAGTCCATATCCCTTAGTCCATCTGTTGGTCCAAACTCTTTTGGGGGGAAGATCTCATCCAATGTTTTTACAAGGTCGCTTGATACTAAAGGAAAAGGTTTATCCATGTTTTGGTCAATATCCCTTCTTTATTTTGAGCTTACTACGACCACTTTTCTTCTTTGCAGTCTTTGCAGCTTGTTTAAAATTCTTATCTGTTGGTGCGCCTTTTGATCCTACTTTTCTCATTTTTTCTCCGCTTCCTCTTTTGATGCGTTTGCGTTTAGCGTGAATGTTTTCGTATAAACTCATTTGTTTTATTTAGCAGTCCCATTTTCTCAGGGCTAAAGCTTTTCTAGTTGGTCTTCCCTTCTTATCTTTCATTGGTCCCTTAACTCCGCCCATTCTAGCACAAAAAGATCTTCTTCTTGCAGCAGCCTTTGGACTTCTTTTAGCTTGCTTTGATGAGACTGGAGGTTTAAGATTGCTCCCTTGGCGTTTCGCTGCTCGTCTTCCTGCTGCATTAAGTCCCCCTTTTGGGTCTTTATGTTTGCTAGTAAGCTTGATTCTTTTCCTTTTTGCCATGTATATAAAAAGTAAAGTTTTATTATATACAGTCGTAAATTCAAATATCCCTTAATTCCTTGGGTAACTTACCTTCCTTTATCCACTGGTCTGTTTGCTGAAGACACATGGCATTCCAAATTACTGCTCCTAGATGATCCTCCTTTTCACATCCATCAAGATAGTCCCAAAGATGTCTATTAATTGAGTCAACATATCTACTAAGTGGTTGTCCCTTTTTCCAGTTATCCCTTCCATACTTATAGGCTCCATCCTCAAATCGTTTTGCTACAGAACGCAGTGCAGATACAGGTATAAGAGAGGGAATGCCTTTACCTTCGCAAGCATCTCGAACACTCCCTGTTTCAAACTCAGTTCTTCCTCCGCTATCAGGCAGTGGTTTTCTTTCTACGACTTCGGCTTCCATAATGTTATTTCTCCTTCTTTTTCGTTATACTCTTTTGGGCTTCTTAAAATGTAGGATAACCTTGCGTTTAACAAAGCGTCCTCTTTTGTTTGTCCTTTTGATTCATAAGCATCAACTACTGTACTCCAAGTAGCTCCATGCTTATCCAAAAGTTTCATTGCCGTAACTGCTCCAATCCCCTTGGCTCCTGAGAAACCATCAACTGAATCACCTGATAAGGTTTGTACTAGGTGGTTGTAGTCAGCTTCTTCTTCAGTGGTGTGGCTAGTTTCTGCTTTTAAAAAATTAAACCATTCGCAATTAAGCGTGCCAAAATCCTTGTCACCACTAACAGCTACATAATTATCTTGCGAACAACAAAGCATTCCAATGACATCATCAGCTTCTAGGTTGTTTTTACGAACTCCATTGTGTGTCTCAAAAGCCCAATCAGTTATCGATTGAAGACCAAGAGGTTTTCTTTTGTTTTTCCTATTGGCTTTGTATTCTGAGTAGATGTTGTAGCGGAAGTTTCTTTTATCTGAAAAAACCATAAGGTAGTCATCAGCTTGTGTTTGGTCTACCGCATACTCTATCATGTCATCTACAATAACCTTCATCTCAGGCTCAGAGCTTTGTAAAGTCCATATATCATCCTCCCATTTTATTTCTGTCTCACTGGCAAACCCTGCTCGGTAAACCACCATGTCTCCATCGATTGCTGCTATTCTTTTTTTCATAAGTCTTAATGTGTCTCTGCCCAGTTATTTCCTATCTTGTAATCCCCATCGAGAGGACATTTCATTTTAAGT